AAATGTATTGCACAATAGAAGATTTGATTAAAGAAACAGATAAAAATCTTCTAATTGATCTTGTGAATGACGAAAATGAGCCTCAAGAAAATATTAATTTACTTGATGAGAATGATATTAGAAGCCAGCGAATTAGAGAACAGATATTAAATGCAGATGAAGAAATAAACGCATATCTAAGACAAAGATATAAACTTCCATTAACAAATGTTCCATCTCTCTTAAAATCAATCAGCAAGGATATAACGATTTATAATCTTTATAAAAGACGACATCGTCTTGATATGCCTGAAAGTATAGTCAATATTTATAAAGATAAAGTGAAATTGCTTGAAAAAATTCAAAATGGTATGGTGAGGTTAGGTATCGAGGAAGATAACCAAGAAAAGAATAATACTTTTTTCAAAACAAATAAAAAACCTGAAGATAGAATTTTTAATATATATGACATTAACAATTGAATTAGTTAAAAATGCAATAGTAGATATATTAAAAAATGCAATGTTGACACTGCCTGAAAAAGAAAGATTAGTTGTTGAAATACCAGATAGTGTTGATAATTACAAATTGAACCATCCGAGAGGTGCAGTGCTTGTTGTTTATAGAGGCAGTAACTATATAAAGAAAAATATAAATGATTTTCTTGCACAGGATAGAGACATTGAAATAGGTGTTATTGTAATTGCAAGAAATATAAAAAGCATTGCAAATAATTCTATGAGTCCAGATGATTATCTGGATTTTGTTATAGATAAATTAAGTGGACAGGTGATAGACAATAAGCGAGAAGAAAAAAAGATTTATTGCAAAGGTGATGAGTTTGTTGACGAAGAAAATGGTGTATGGACATATTTAGCAACATTTGTAGTTCCAATTGATTTTTTTGAAGAAGATATTAGAGGTATGATATGACGGCGGAAGATTTAATTAAAAAATATGAAGGTTTGAGTTTAAATAGTTATAGATGTGCAGCAGGAGTATGGACAATTGGTTATGGACATACAAGAACAGCTGGTCCGATGCAAAAAATTACTAAGGAACAGGCTGAAGAATTGCTAAAAAGTGATATTGAGATTGTTCAGGCATTAATTAGAAAAATGGTGAAAGTAAAATTAAATGAAAGTCAAATGGCTGCTTTGACAAGTTTTGTTTTTAATGTTGGTGCTGGAAATTTTAAGAATTCGACTTTACTTAAGAAATTAAATGCTGGAGATTACAAAGGAGCTGCCCAGGAATTTATGAAATGGACAAAGGCAAGAAATCCAAAAACTGGTAAAATGGAAGAATTACCAGGACTTGTGAAAAGACGAAAAGAAGAAATGGAGTTGTTTTTGAAATGAGAAAAATTCTTGTGTTGATTTTGTTGATTTTAAACGGATGCTCAAGCAAAACCTTAGTTACAGATATTCAACCAAAATTTATAAAACCAGAAATTATAGAAGACACCTTAGATGCAAAAATTGTTACTGATACTTTGATTCTGACAAATGAGGTAGTTAAAAAAGATACAGTTAAGATTGTAAAATATTTTCCAAGAGATAGAAAATTTTATATAAAAGTGAAGCCTGATTCAATATTGTTGATTGATACAGTTAAAATTACAACAATAAGAGAGATAGAACGAAAGGAAAACAATACAATGATTTATTTTGCTGCTGGTGCATTGACAATAGTAATTTTACAAATTTTACTTAATAAATTTGGGAGTGAGTAATGTCAGAACCACTTGTAATTGGTACAGGTAGTAATAATATAATTATACGATATTGCATACTTAGTTTTACTGATATGTCAGACAATTTAAAGATGGTTTATGGGCTTGTAAGTGAAGTTAAAATTACTTTTGAACCAATTATGAGTGGAACAGATAGTTTTGGTAGGGAAATTGTTGGAGGTTATAATGTTACTATTGAGTGGGATATTCTTGCTAATGATAATACATCATTGCATAAAATGTTTGAAGCTCAATCTAACTTTGGCACAGGGAAATTGCATATTACTGCATCAAATGGGAATAGTTTTGTGATACCATCCGTTAAAATAAATCACAAGTTTGAAATTAATGGCAGTGGGAAAATAAGCAGTGTTAAAGCGAACTGTAAAAGATTTTTTAATACGCAGGAATTAATAAGTCTACTCAATACAAATGTAAGTCAACCACCAGAAGTTAACTGGATTATTGATGGAGGAATTTAATGGCAACAATTAAAGTAAGACGAGGATTAAGAGCAAATTTACCATCTACAGGACAACCTGGAGAGATTTTCTTTTGTTATGATACGGGTGAAGTTTTCATTGCAAATAATCAAGGTAATCTTGTTTTGATAAATTCTTATGAGAGTGAAATAGCAGAAAGAATATGGGATAGTCAAAAAGAGAATAACTATGGACTCGATACACTTAAAGCTTTGAGCTTATCTACTAACTTTATTCTCAGAAATGGTACAATAAGTTTTTCCACTAATAAAGAAATAAGTTGGAGTATATTAAAGATTGCAACAAATGGGAGAGGGAATCATTTTTCAACTTCCGGTTATTTTTTAATTGAAATGCCAAATTTTCAGGATGATATAAATTATTTTAATAGAGACCCGATAGCAGTGAGTAATAATGGAATACCAATAAAATATTACACAAATAGTCAGGATCCAGCATTATATTATTTATTGCCATTGGGTAGCAGTTATGAAACTCAACTTTCAAATTTTATAATTTATGATAGAAATGGGAATGGTAGCGATTATGTTATACCAGTGAATGCAGTAAAACTTTTTCAATATGATGATTCAACTAATAAGTTGATTTTATGGAATGGAGTTGAACTCAGTCCAGGTAGTTCATGGTGAAAAAAACAAAAGGAGATAAAAAATTATGGCAGTTATAAAACTTAAAAGAGGATTGAAAGCTAATTTACCAACCACTTTAAATGCAGGTGAGCCTGCTCTTGCAATTGATACTGGAGAACTTTTTTATGGTGATAATTCAGGGAATCGGCAGCCAATTAAAATTGACAAAAGCAACATTTTGAATTTTTCGCACACACATAATGCAAACCAAGTAATTGCATCAATTAATGGCATATTTGGGTCGGAAGTTCAGACAATACTTAACAATTTAAAAGTCTATATAGATAACGCTATTCAGGGGCTTACTATTAAAGAACCTGTAAGGGTAGCAACTACTAATCTTATTGAAAATCTTTATGGACTTCAAACGATTGATGGAGTTGAGCTAAATGCTGGGGATAGAATTTTAGTAAAGGATTATGCTAATGTTGAAACTAATGGAATTTATATTGTTTCAAATGAAAATTGGGTTCGTGCCCCTGATTTTAATTCACCAGCAAACATAAAATCTGGAACAATAGTATTTGTTCAAGAAGGTAATATTAACCATGATACTGGATGGATATTGGTATCAGATTATGGTGATTTAGGATGGATAGAGGGTGATTTCCCCATAGAATTTGTACAATTTACTAAATTAGGGCAGGTTGTAGTTGGGCAGGGATTAAATAAGGTAGGAAATCAGATATCCCATAATAGTATTGGTACTGCGGGTACTTATACTAAGGTTACAACTGATGATATGGGGCATATTATTTCTGGTACTACACTTAGTGCCAGTGATATACCATCTTTAGATACAAGTAAGATTACAACCGGATTAATGCCAATTGCTCGAGGTGGTACAAATAATAGTAGCTATACAAATAATCAACTAATACTTTACGATGGGACAAAATTTGCCAGCAGTGGAAAAACAATAAATGATTTTGCACCAATCTCACATGTTGGTGGAGGTGGAAGTGAACATGCACTTGTAACTCCCAGTACTCATGGATTTATGAGTGCAAGTGATAAGACAAAATTGGATGGATTGCCTAATAAAGCGGTTTATAAAATCTTATTTGATCAGGCAAATGATGAAATTCAAGCAGCAAATGGTAATGAAATTGAATTTGATTTTGCATCTTATGGTCATATTGGGTATGAAAAAGTAAATAATAGTACAATTAAATTAAAAATCAATGTAGTTGATGGTGGAACATTTTAATTAATAATTGGAGGATAAAAAAATGATTTTCAATCTGGATAAATACAATGTGCTTTACACAAAAGCACCAATATTTGACAAAGATCCGACAACGGATAAAATCACAACGGCTGATTTGCCTCAAATTAAAGTGATGGGTGTACTTGATAATGAATCGGGATATTCAATTGAGCCAGATCAGGTTGTTGTTAATAGTCTCGGGCATGAAGTCGTGGCAACTTATAAATTATCAATTGATTTGAATGTGCAAAGTGTTCTTACGGAAACTCAAATTGAGGAAATTGAGAATAACCTGCTCTCAATTGTATTACTTCCTGAAAAAGTTAAAATACCAAAGGAAGCATTAGATTTGTCGAGTAGTGGGATTACCGGATTTGCGGGAAGTAAAGCAATTGTGTTTGCACCATTGCAATTAAAAGTGAAAGAAGCTGTTAAAATTGGAGCTGGAAAAATTAATCCTTTGGTACTAACGGGGATGTTTATTGAAACTTCCAAGGAAAAACTTAAAAAAGAATTTGAATTCAACCTAACATAGGTGAAAAAATGGCGGATATTATAAGAAACTTTGAACTGCGGTTTGCAAAAGTAAAATTCGGCAATTATTCATTCGGGCTTGTAAGTGATGTAAAATTTAGTGCAAAACCAATTGAACTTGGAAGAGATAGCTTTGGGAGAACAGTAATTGGTGGTTATGATGTCAAAGGTGAATTTAACATTATTGCAAGCGATAATACAACTTTGAGGAGCTTAGCAACAATGGTTGCTACAATGGGGGCGAATACACTCGAATTTGATAGTATGCAGGGTAAAATAATATTGGAGAATGTATTGATTAAACCTGAAATGGAGGTAGATTTAGCCGGTAAACCGAGCAGTATTAAAGTAACATTTGATAGATATTTAAGACTTTTGGAATTTATTAATGTATTTAGTGTAGTACTGCCTGAAAATGAAATATTGCCTCCACCAGTTGATAATATAACTTGAGGTGGTAATGCATAAGCAATTGGAGATAACATTATTTGATTTGCAGAAAAAGCCAAAGAAATTCAAAACCGTTCCTTTTACATTTGAGGTTGATGATTATTTATATGAAAGATTTGGGTTGGTAGATGGGGAGATAGTTATTAACATTAATGATGTTAAAAAAGATTTTCCAAAATTACTTATTGATGATAAAGGTAATCCATTTGATGAGAAGAAACACAAAATAGATTTACTAAAACAAGATTACGATTTGATTTTATCGGTTTACTCATTTTTTTTTCAGTACAAAAAGAATGCATATTTGAGGCAGTTGCAATACAACAACGAAATCCTTGCCTTAGAGATAGAGCAAGCAAAAAAGCTAATTCAAGCGATGCCAGAACTCTTCTCGGAACTCGTGAAAGCCGCAAATTCACGAGGTATATCTTAAGTGAAGGTAATATTGAAATATTTGATTATATAAATAGAAATAAATGTCATTGCAGTTTGGTGGAATTTATGGCAATGCGAATGGCTGATCTTGAATTGACAAATAAGGCAGTTGAAGATTTAAAGAAGAAACAATGATTTATTTATCTAAGAATCTTTTTCTTCTTTGCTTAGAATTACCTAAATCAATTTTGAAATTATCGCATATATATTTAGCTAATAAATATGCGAGTGTTATTACAATTATTGAATAAAGTGTTTTCATAAAATTACGGATGCAAATTAAAACTTTTTAATGAAATAAATGGCAGAAGAAGTAATAAGATTAAAACTGGTAATTGATGGTAAGGAAGCAATTGCCGAACTTCAATTGACAGATGCTGAGATAAAAAAGCTCTCAAAAGCTTTTGCTGATGCAGAGCAGAATGGCAAAAAAATGGCATCTGAATTGGTTGATAATCTTACTGCCGCAAGAAATTCCATCCAGGGGCTACGAGAAGTTTATGGTATTTTTGCACAAATATTTTCAAAACCAATTGAACTTACTATTGACGACGAACAAGCAAGAGTTGCCTTTCAAACTTTCCTTGGTTCTGCCGAAAAAGCCGATGCTTTAATTAGAGAATTAAAAAAGACTGCTGCAGAAACTCCACTCCAATTAAAAGATTTGCGCGATAATGCTATGATGCTTATGCAATTTGGAGTCGCAGCAGAAGAAATAATACCAACATTAATTATGCTTGGTAATATTGCTGGGGGGAATGCACAAAAGTTAAATCAACTTGCACTTGTATTTGGGCAAATAAGATCAGCTGGTAGATTAACCGGGCAGGATTTATTGCAATTAATAAATGCCGGTTTTAATCCATTACAGGTAATATCAGAAAAAACCGGCAAAACGATGATGCAATTAAAAAAGGAAATGGAAGATGGTGCAATATCCTTTGATATGGTAAAACAGGCTTTCATTGAAGTTACCAGTGAAGGTGGTAAGTTTTATAATCTAATGGAACAACAGAGCAAAACACTTGGCGGGAGGATTTCAACATTACAGGATAATTTTTCGCAATTAATGATTAATATAGGTGGTTCTACAGGGAGTGTTTTAAGTCCTTTTATTCAACATTTAATTGACCTTTCAAATACAATAAATAAATTACCAACACCAATAAGTGGAGCTATTGGGTCATTTTCGCTTCTTACTGCTGCTTTGGTTACATTAAGAGTTACAGGTATTGGTAAAACAATTAGTGAGTTATTTAAACTTGGTCCATCGTTACAAAGTACAGGTTTATACGCTGCAGCTGCTATCCCGCCAGTTACAGGATTGGCAAGTGCTTTCAGAGCAGCATCTATCTCAGTGAAAAGTTTTTTTGCTTCGCTTGGTCCAATTGGCTGGGCTATGTTAGGTCTTTCCGCTTTCCTTGAGATTGCCAATGCAATGGATTTATTCAGTTCTAAATCTGATGAAGCTGCTACAAGTATTAATGGATTGAATGAAAAGTTTAAGGATTTGAAGGATAGCGAAATTAAAACAATGATGGATGAAACAAATAAGTTACTTGAACAAAATAGACAACAGATAAATAAACTTAGGGATGATTATGATAAATTGAGTAATACTGATGTTAAATCTAATGAGCAAGCACAAAGGATATTAGATGCAATGTCTTTGAAGAGACAGGAGATAAACAATAGACTTGAAACACAATCAAAACTTCAAAGCTTGCTAAATGAATTAACAACTGAATATAATAGGCGCAATGAGCAAACAATTGCAATATTAAATACTCAAATAAATCAATTAAGGCAAAGATTGGAAGTAAGTGGATTAAGTGGATATAGTAAAGATATTGCAATGTTGAAACAAAAATATGAGGAAGATAAGAATACTCTCAAAAAAAGCTTAGAGACTAAGGTAATTACAGAGAAAGAGTTTAACGATTTATCTAATAAACTTGATAAAGAATACCAGACAGAAAGAAGTAAAATATGGAAAGATTATAATGAAAAATCACGAAACGATAAATTAAATGCTGCAACAAAAGAGCTTGAAATTGAAAAGAATTACCAGCTTAAAAATCTTGAACTGAATGGAGCTACAAAAGAAGAATTGTTACAGAAGGAAATAGAATATCTGCAAAAGAAACAAGAACTATTGAAATCTTATGGCAAATCTTATACTGAAGTTTCTTATGAGATAGAATTAAAGAAATTGGAGCTCTCTAAAACGACTCTTGAAGATAGTTTTAACAAAGAATCAAAGACTCTTGAAAATGAATTTAAAATAAAATCAAAAACCTTAGAATTAACTAATGCATCGAATGAAGAGATACTTAAAGCGGAGATTGAATATCTAAATCAAAAATTTGAGTTATATGAAAAGTATAATAAAGATATTACAGATATTGAAATAGAGTTGAAATTAAAACAGATGGAATTATCTTCTATTGGTAAAATGGATAAAGAAACTAAAGAAAAATATGAAAACGATCTTGCACAATTAGATGATTATTATGCCGAGCAATATCGATTATTGGAGGATTGGAAAAATAAAGAATTGGAAAGATATAAAAATGATGAAGAAGCAAAGGCTTTGATTCATCAATTATATGAAAAACGAAAAAGTCAAATCACCCAGGAAGAAAATCAAGCAAGACTTCAATCCACTTTAATGGCTTTGAATATAATTTCTTCTGCATTTGCTAAACATACATTACTATCAAAAATGGCAAGTGCAGCAATGGCAACAATAAATACTTATGAGGCTGCAACCAAGGCATTGACAGCGGGTCCAATATTAGGTCCAATACTTGCAGCAATTATTACAGCAGCGGGTCTTGCAAATGTTGCTAATATATTAGCAGTGGAGACCCCATCTGCAACGGCTTATGAAAAGGGTGGATTTGCTATTGTTGGGGAGAAAGGTCCAGAAATAATTGCTCCTGTAATTGATTATGCACAGGGGCAGGCTATGTTGGTTAATGCTGTACTTTCAAGGTTGTCAAATTACCAGGAGAATGCTTTTGTGGATAAATTATTGACAAAGTTGGATAATTGGCAATCTAAACTCGAATTTAGAATTCGGCGAGGTGATCTCTATACTGCATGGGTAAAAGAACAAGAATTTATTAATAGAAATACATAATGGCAATAATCTTACGAAGTGATGAAAATTATTACAGATTTGAGATAACCATACCAAATAATACATTTTACGATGATTTTGTTGATGTTCGATTTCTGGATAAACCAGAGATTAGCTACAATGCTGATTATTTTGACAATGAATCTTTATTTTTCCCATCGAATCTAAAAGTTAAGTTTTTCAGTGACTATAATAACCT